TTGCCTAACTATGAAGATATGACAGAGGTTGAGATAAACCAAGCCTTAGAGGGTGCCGGTCTTGAGCCTGTTGATATAAACGGCGATGGCACAGTTACCTCTAAGACTGATGCCACAGAAACGGCTTCTACAACGGCCACTACGACAACCACTGTATCTACAGAGGCAACGGACAGCACCGGAACCACTGGGGCCACTGGTACTACCGGAACTACCGGAACTACCGGCACAAGTGGCACAAGTGGAACTACAGGCAGTGCAGGAACCACTGGCACTACAGGAACTACCGGAACAACGGGTTCTACAGGCAGTACGGGAACCACTGGCACCACTGGCACTACAGGCACAGACTCGGTTTCAGGAACAGTATCTACAGGCGGACAAGGCGGCGGCACAGGTGGAGGTACAGGCACGGGTAGTGGCGATGGCACTGGCGATGGTGACGGCGATGGTGACGGCCTAGATGGAACCGGAATGCTGACGGCATTAGCCACACTTCCAACTATGGCTGCACAGCCTTTTGAGCCTTTGACACAACGGTCTATCCGATTTGATGCTCCGACTATTCAGCCAGTGCAGATAGCACCCACGGATGCAAGAAAAGAACTAGATAATCAGTTGGCAAGATTATTGAATGACCCTCAAAGCCAGCGTAGACAGTCTTTATTTGGAGGGCTTGTTTAATGACATATTTAAACCTAGTTAACGGTGTATTGCGGCGTCTCAGAGAAGACGAAGTAAGTAACGTATCGGAAAGCACCTATAGCAAGATGGTGGGTGACTATGTAAATGATGCCAAAGACCTTGTAGAAACTGCATGGGATTGGTCGCCATTACGCAATACGTTGACGATTACCACCTCAAATGGTGACAACCTTTATTCCTTAACCGGAAGCCGCAATGAAGGCAAGGTTCTTAACTTCATTAACGATACGTCTAATTGCTTAGTTGAGTATCAGACCCAGAACTGGTTTGACGATAAGGACTTTATTCAGGAGGCCGTCACAGGCTCGCCTAAATACTTTACTTATGCCGGTGTTGATAGCAGCGGTGACACCCAGATCAAGTTATATCCGACACCGGATCAGGCATATACCTTAAAGGTTCGCGTAGTTTTACGAAATGTAGAGTTATCAGCAGATGCTGATACGCTTGCGATACCCAGTAGCCCTGTTTTGCACATGGCAATAGCCTTGTTATCAAGGGAAAGGGGTGAGACGGGCGGTACGTCTACTGCTGAATACTTTGCGATTGCTGATAAGCATTTGTCTGATGCGATTGCGTTAGATGCTCAGAAGCATCCAGAAGAGACAATCTTCTACACACCGTAGGATAGGTTATGGCACAGCCGTTACGCAGCATTGATCTTGTCGCCCCTGCCTTTAAGGGCGTGAACTCGGAAGACTCTCCTATTGCTCAGGATACGTCATTCGCAGAAATTGCAGATAACGCGATTATTGATCGACAAGGCCGATTGGCGTCCCGTAAGGGCAATAACGTCCTGACCACCAACAAGACTGCGTTGGGTGCAGACCATATCCACAACATCCATGAGTTCTACGACAGTGCTGGTAACGAGACGATATTTAGCACTGGTAACAACAAGATCATGAGCGGTACTACTACGCTGACAGATGTGACCCCTGGCTCATACACAATCACGGCAAATGATTGGAAGATCGTAAACTTTAACGATAAGGCTTATTTTTTTCAGAGAGGCTTTGACCCGCTAGTTCACGACAATAGCAACGGGCTGAGAACCTTTACGGTGGCTAACGGCGGGGCAACCAACGCTACCTTCAAGGCCAATGAGGTGCTTGCTGCATTTGGCAGGCTGTTTATCGCTGGCAATGCTAGTAATGACACCATTATTTACTGGTCTGATTTATTAGATGGCAATGCCTTTTCGGGTGGTTCTAGCGGTAACATCGACGTATCCAAAGCATGGCCTGATGGTGCTGACAAGATTGTCGCCCTAGCTGCACATAATGACTTTCTTGTAGTGTTTGGCGAACACAGCATTATTGTTTACTCAGGTGCAGATAGCCCCGCAAGTATGGCAATTAGCGATACCGTGTCAGGTGTAGGCTGTATCGACCGCAAGACGGTAGTCAGCATTGGCAGTGATTTGCTGTTTTTAAGTGATGATGGCCTAAGAAGCCTTGGCAGGACAATACAAGAAAAGTCTCTGCCTATATCAGACCTAAGCCGTAACGTAAAACAAGACCTGATTGCCAAGCTGGCCTCTAAAACCAGCCCTGCCAGCACCGTATATAGTCCTGAAAACTACTTCTATCTGCTGTGCTTGCCCGACAGCAACCTTGTTTACTGCTTTGATCTTAGGGGCCGACTAGAGAATGGCTCATTCCGCGTAACCAAGTGGCCTAGTGTCAACTTCAAGTCTTTTGCTAGAGACAGGGATGGCACTATTTATATAGGAACTACAGACGGCATTGGTAAATACGATGGGTTTGATGACAACAACTCGTCTTATATTTTTCGGTATTCAAGCCCCGGCCTAACCTTTGGCGATCCATCAAAGATCAAGATTCTTAAAAAGATACGGCCGACGATTATTGGCGGTAACAACGTAGATATTGTACTTAGCTGGACGTATGACTTTTCGGTTCAGGCGAATACGTCGCGGTTTAGGGTGGGGTCTACGAATCCAGCTTTCTTTGGGGTGTCAGAATACACTCAGGCAGAATTTAGTTTAGGCGATCTAATTAGCCGCAAGTCTTTAAACTGTACGGGTAATGGCACTGTGATTACGGTAGGTTTGCAGACAGAAGTAAACGGCGCATCTATATCCCTGCAGGAAATGAACGTATTAGCATTAATAGGTAAGACGTTATGATTATGAACCCTATGCAGGCGGCTGGCTCTCAACAGCAGTTGGGCCAGACGTTTATTGACGACGAGTTGCAAGGGCTGATAAACCCTAGCCAAGGTTATAACCCATCAGGAAATTATGCTGGCTCTACGACTAGCGGGGGATATGACTATTCAGGCGTTTCATCTGGCTCTGTTGACCAAATGATTAATAGCATTGCTGGTAACGGGTTATTTGGCAGCATTTTTGACAATATAGGCCCCATAGCCTCCACTGCTGGTGGTCTTGCAAGCGTTCTGAATGCGTACAATCGTCTCGGATCGATCGGTGATTTTGCCAATGTTTCTGCGCGTCAGATCGGTGAAGACGCCTTTGCACGGTCGCAGTTCAAGCCATTTACCGTTACTACGGGCATGGGTTCTGGCATAGATGTTGGGGCCACAGGCGATGTTGCTGTTGGCTTAACGCCTCAAGAACAAGCTATTCAACAAAGTATGCTTACTGGCGCGCAACAATTTACCCAGCAAGCTATGACCCCTACTGCACAGCGCGAGCAGGAAGTATTTGATCGAATCCGCGCAACTCAACTTGCTGAAGAAGAACGTCAGCGTTTAGCTTTAGAGGAAAGATTATTCAATCAAGGCAGATTAGGCGTTAGAACAGCTATGTTCGGTGGTACACCAGAGCAGTTAGCACTGGCTAAGGCTCAGGAAGAAGCGCAGGCTAGGGCTTCACTGGCGGCTATACAGCAGGCTCAAGCAGAGCAAAGGCAACAAGCACAGTTAGGTACGTCAATGCTGGGCGGCGCGTATGTGCCAGAAGCTCAAGCGTTGAATGCCCTACAACGCGGCCTGTTGGCTTCTCAGTTGGCGCAACGTGGTCAGCTATATGGCACTGGCCTATTCGGTGAAGCCTCTATAGCGGGCCTAGACGCCCTTCTGGGGTCAGGTATTGGTCAGGCAGAACTGATGGGCAGGCTTGGAACTGGCTTGCTTGGCGGGGCCATGCAAGGCGCTGGTCAAGGGCAGGGCGGCATTCAAAGTATTATTAGCGAGATTGGTGGTCAAGTAGCACCGGGAATTGGCAGTTTTCTCACAGACTTAATTCCAGGATTGGGGGATTAATTATGGCTTTAACACTTAGTTCAGCAGCACGGCTTGCCAACCCTAACTTTGGCAGCATCGAACAGCTAGGCCAGGATATTGGCTCTTTATCTGCCAGAAGGCGGCAGCGAGGTATGTTGACTGACTTGCTTGGCCCTGCATTAGACCCAATGGCTACGCCAGAGCAGTTGCAACAGTCTGCTATGGGTGCTTTGAACATGGGGCAGCAGGACTTAGCTTTGCAGCTCGGTGGAATGGCGTCACAAGCTGCTGAAAAAGCGAGATTAGAGGCGGCTAGAAAAAACCTTGAAAGGGCTGCGATTGTGAAAGCGGGTGCAAATACCGAAATTGCCTCCGCTCTTACAGGTGCGGACATTCCGACCTTGAGAGAGTATTTGATGGGGCAAAGCGAGCCTTTTACGTTAAGTCCTGGCGAGATAAGATATAGCGGTAGCACGGTTATAGCGAGAGGTGCTACGCCAACGCCAGATATTGGAACTACCATATCAGAGTGGATAAGCCCGGATAATCCAAATGAAGTGGTGTATCAAACCGTTCAGTCCAAAGACGGCAAAACATTGCAACTAGGGTCTAATATAGCTTTAACGGCAGAGCAACTTGATGGGCTTCAAAGAAAGCCAAAGCCAAGCCAAAATATTAGCGTAAGCACCGCACAGAGAGCAGACGAGGCTTATGCGGTAGAAGCCGCAGAAGGACAGGCAGAAAGGGATCTGGAAACGGTGGGACTAAGCGATACGGCGCTTACCACCTTAAATGATATTGCGGAAGCCCGCGCAGTATTAAGCAGAGTTGATGGCGGCGACATACTTGGATTTGCGGCAAAAGAAGCAAATACCGTAAAAAAAGCGCTAGTTGGCTTAATGGGGGCGTTGGGCGTATCAGAAGACAATAATGTTTATCAAAGTCTTGTAGCTCAAACGTCCGCTGTAGACATGGTAAACGTGTTTACACAAAATTTTGTTAGGCCAAGAATGGAAGCAACAAAAGGCGCTATTACAGAAAGAGAGTTTGATATCTTTATGGCTTCTGTGCCAAATCTCCTTCAGACAGAGGGCGGCTATAAACAGGTTTTAAGGTACATGGAAAGGGCTGCTACAGCACAGATTCTTCTTTCAAATCACTTGTCAGAAAATATGCAGAGCGGGAAAAAGGCTAGAGCGGCAAGAAGGCAGTGGGACAGCTTCAGCAGGCAGTTTCCTACAGTGGGTCTTAGCACGATTGCGATGACTGACTTATGGAAAGACTTTAAAAAAGATGGCTTTGATAAAAACAACATTCAGTTTGAATTTGACCACCCAAACGGTCAAGAGAGGGTGATACAAACATACGAACAGATTACAAAGCTTGCAGCGGGAAGAAAACCTCCTATTTCCACAGTGGAGCAGCTACGCCGACTTTTTGAAGACAGAAATGCCGCTTACGTTCCTTCTTCTTCAATTTCAGGAGGCTGATTATGTCTGAATACGATCCACTGCTAGACCCGATATTTCAGCCAACGCCTGAAGAGTTATCAGCCTCACCTCAAGAATTTTCTGATCCGTCAAATACTCGGAAGCCGCGGTTGCTGACGGACGATGAAGCGTTACAAGTGTTAAACGATATAAATGCGGAAGAAGACGAAAAAGAAAATAGGGCTACATGGTCTGAAGTCACAAAGTCTGGCCTGCTGAGGGCTGGCGCGGGAATACCCCAAACCTTCATTGCCCTAGCAGAAGGCGCAGGGCTTAGAGAGCCAGGGTCTACGGCGAACTTTACTAAACAAGTCCTTGCTTTGGAGCAGATGGGCGATATGGATACGCTCCAAGCAATTACCAGAGAAGCGTTAACGGATATTTTGCCTTTAGTAGCAGAGATTTATGCGACTAGGGGTGCAAAGTTGATGGAAGGAGTAAAGCGAACTGCCGGAATTGGCGCTACAGGCGGGTATTTCCGATTTATAGACAACCCAGATCAAGCGGCGGCAACAAGCTTAACAAGATTTCTTAATACTGGCACAAACAGCATATTGGGGCCGTTATTTTTTACAGCGGGAGTAGGGTTGGGAAGAGGTTTCAGCTATCTAACAGGTGGCAGGGGAAAAGCTCGGGTAGGAAGCTCGGATATTATGCCTGACTCAGCAACCCGTGAGGCTGCTGCCGAAACTATCGAAAGGGCTAATCAAGAGGGAATAGTCTTATCTCCTGGCGCTGCATCAATGAACCCTGCTGCGATTGCGAAAGAACTACAACAAGGCGGCAATTATTCAGAAGAAATGATAGCGTACCTTTCAGAAATAATCGGGTCAAACGCAAGAAATACCAATGAACTTATTGATGAGCTGGTATCCAAAATCGTCCCAGAAGGAAAGGGCTTTATACACAGAATTATTGGCGATCTCTATGAGGCGTCTAACAAGGACTTGATGCCGGTCGATGTTTTCAAGGGATTTCAAGAGAATCCAATTATTGAAGATATAATTAGAAAGACGTTAGGAAAGCCTGCAGACAAGGCTGCATACGAGTTATACGAGCCTACCTCAGTTGGTAGATTTCACTACTTGATAGATCAAGTGCAGAAGCAGATTGATGACCTTGGTGGAAAAGGGGATGTGGCGAACAATCTGATTAATCTCAAAAACTCCATGTTAGAGGCCGCAAAAGCCGCCTCCCCTAGATATGCAAAGGCCAACGACTTTTTTCAGCGTGAACCT